CCGGCGGAACCCTTTACTACAGCACCGGCAACATACTGGCAGATGCCGGCGGAACCCTTTTCTACGGCAACGACAGCCACCTGGCAGATGCCAACGGATACCTTTACTACAGCACCGGCAACCACCTGGCAGACAACAGCGGAAACCTTTACTACAGCAACGGCGACATACTGGCAGATGGCAGCGGACGCCTGAATGCGACAGGAATTAACTTTGCCTCATCACAGACGACCATTAATGGCAGTACATCGGGCTCTACCGTGTCCAGCATGCCATTTCAGGGAAGCACCTACAAGAAGGTCGTGATCTACGTCAACGCCTTGGTCAATGCAACTTCCACGTCCTATACCTTCCCCACGGCGTTTACAAAAACACCCGCTATTACATACGTCCCTAGCGGGGATGCCGCCCTGATAACCCTAAGCACCACTGTAGTAACCTTTGCTGTTGGCACGTTTGTCAGCGGCTTCGTTACCATTGAAGGATACTAACTATGTCACATATCATCAACACCGGCCCTCTCACTCCGATCCAACAGACGGCGGCGAGGTACGCGGCCCAGGCCAACCAGCAATGGCTTCAGTTGGCCCAGTTGTTTGCCAACCTCACCAAATTTATCTACAGCAACCCGGCCGGACCCCAGGCGGCTTTCGACGCCTTCGGTACGTCAGCCAGTGACTTGTTCACGATGGGTGCTGCCTACGCGGCCCTCGTCACTGCGTATACGGGCGTGGCTCCCGTGTCTCCTATTCCAGTCGGGGCCACCGTCGTCCAGAATGCGGATGGCACCGTTACATACACCTACACCGCCCCGGCGACTCCCGCAACCACCTAATCAGGAGATACTATGGCCTCACAAGGCATGCTGAAGGGCGAGACCGTTCGCCTCGCATTGGATACCACTGATGCGTACACGGCGGCTCAGACCGTCAACGTCTATGACTCGAATGGCCTGGCGAGGGCCATCCAATCGTGGGAACGCCTCTGTATCGACAGTATCGACTGTGATGTTGACGCCTCGGCGGAACGGGCTGCGTTGCTCGATCTAGGTTCCGGCACGGCCACAACCAGTGGGCAGTTGCTCGCCAGTTTTGCTTTTGGCGGCGTGGGTGAGTTCCACGTTGACGATGAGGGGATCAACGTGAGCGTCGGCACGACTCCCACGATCAGTGCCCAGGCTGCCGGCGGCATTCACTTCATTGCCAATGCCCGTGTGGTGAATGGCAAGAGCCAGGGGGTTCGTCCCTTTTACAGAGAATTGCTCACGCCAGGCGGTAACGTGGGTGGCCAGTGACCGAAATCCTTTGCTAGACACGAGTTATGAGAGATAAAGAGAAATACACTCAGTATGGTCTGATAGTCGAGGAGTATGATGCCCTGCTCGCCAAACAGGGTGGATGCTGTGCGGTATGTCATAAGCCCGAAACACTCCGGATCAAAGGGCAGCGTGTGGACTTAGCCGTAGACCACGATCATACGACCGGCAAGGTGCGGGGTTTGCTTTGTCACCTTTGTAGCCGGGGGTCAGGTTTTTTTCAGGGTAGTCCTGATCGGTTGCGGGCGATGGCCGCGTACCTGGAGCGACATGGCCAATAGACCCCCACCCACCCGACCGCCCGCGAAGTCCAAGGTTGATACTCTCCGCGAGATCGGCCTGGAAGTGCATTCCCATGATGAGCAGGGCCGGCCGATTTCGAATCAGGAAGCCCTCTACCGCCAGATGTGGAAACTTGCTTTGGGCTACACCGAGAGCGTGCGTGACGAAGGTGGATACGCCCATGAAGTTGTTCACGAGCCGAACCTGACGATCTCCAAGTCGCTGCTGGAACAGATCGCGGGTAAACCAGGTACTGCACAAGTCGAAGAGAAGAAAGGCCCCTCGGCCGCTGAACGGGTCCGGGCCTTGGCAGTCGAACGTGTAAACGCCATCAAGACATGAACTCTTTTGCCTCACAGCCTGATATCAAAGAGCCGGTCCTGGCAGAGTCCTGGACCTGCCCAATCACGGGTATGCGGGTTCCCTTAGACCCAACAAAAAACCTCCTGTGGCGTGCGGACCTCCTGGAGATGGCGGAGAGGGACCCGCTGCTCCAGACTGATCTCTACACCGCTTGCTCCTTATCGCCGGAGTTTTTCGTCCTGGCGTTCTGTTTCACGCTGCGAGTGTTCACCGTCGCGGATGACGGCACACTCCAACAGGCCGTGGAAAAGCATGTGCCGTTCTGTCTGTGGCCCGAGCAAGCCAAACTCTTTGAGCGGCTGATCCAGTGCATTGAAGACGGCGAGGAGAACCTGACTGACAAGAGCCGAGACATGGGAGCAACCTGGCTACACACGACCGCCGCCACCTGGGCTTTCCTGTTCAAGCCGCACACGTCTGGCCTGTTCATCAGTCGTAAGGAAGACGTGATCGATCAGCTTGATGGCATGGTCAACTCATATCCCAACGGCCGGCTCGCGGACCCTGGTACTCTGTTCGGCAAGATTGACTACCTACTTAACCGGCTGCCGGCCTGGTTTCTTCCACTCATGGGCCGGAAGAAACTGCATCTTGTGAACCACAGTAACGGCTCGCGTATCGATGGCGAGTCGAGCAACGCAGCGGCAGGTAGCTCTGACCGTCGCGATTATATTTTCCTGGATGAAGTCGCCAAGATTCCCGAGGCGGAGTCCATCATCCAATCCACAAAGGCGGTGACAGCATGCCGGCTATTCTGTTCAACCCCCCTCGGTTCGGGTACAGCATTCAGCAAGTTACGACTGAGTGGTATGGTCCCAGTATCGGAACTCATGTGGTGGACGAGCCCGGAGAAAGCGAAAGGGTTGTACGCGGCCCAGGATGCCCTGGGACGATGGAAGATGCGATCCCCATGGTACGATGCACAGTGCCGGGCATCCTCCCCGAAAGAGGTCGCTACTGAAATCGACGCTGACCACATCGGAAGCGGTGAACGGTTCTTCGAGGAAGCGATAATCCTGGAACATCAAAAGTTGCTGGCCCGACCGGCGAGAGCAACTATCACGATTGCCTTTAAGAAAACGATGACTGATGACCTGGTCGTGAAGGCGTTGCGTACTGCTGATGTCACCACCCTCAGCTACAAGAGTGCATCTGGACCATGGAAGACTTGGTGCCCCCTCATCGGTGGCCGACCCGAGCAGGGAAAGACCTACACGGTCGCGGCGGACATCAGCAAGGGTCAGGGTGCCTCAAACAGCGTGTGCGTGATTGGCTGCAATGAAACCCACGAGAAGGTAGCTGAGTATGCCGATGCGAATACACCGCCGTATGAGTTCGCGAAGATCGTCGCCGCTGCTGCCCTTTGGGCCGGGGGGCGAGACAAGAGGCCAATGGTCATTTGGGAGAATAACGGCGACCCTGGCGTTGACTTCCAGCATGTGCTGGTACGGACTTTTAAGTACCCCAACATTTATTTTGATCGTCAATCAGGAACACTACGACAGAGAGTGGGAAAACGGTATGGCTGGCGTAGCAACACGGATAAGAAAGCGGAAGCGTTGGGTCTACTTCGTCGAGCATACGCGACGGGTAAGATCATTGATCGCTCGTCCCAGTCGCTTACGGAGTGCCTGTCTTATATCCATTATGACGGTGGTGGCATTGGTCCGGCGGCTTTGGTCAGTGAGCCGGACGCCGCCCGCAAGGCCCACGGTGACCGAGTCATCGCAACTATGTTGCTGACCTGGGTGTGGGGGAACTCCGGCGGCACAGTACGCCCTGAGAAGTCCACGACTCCCGAGAGATGTTTCGGTCATCGCCTGGAGCAATGGCGGAAGACCCACAAAGAGGCCAAGGATGGTCTACCACGGATCGGGCAAGTTCTGCATATGGATGGGAGCTATGTATGAGTATCCTGGATGACATCAAGCCTCAGAAGTTTCAGCAGACGGTACAGCGTGGAGCCGAACGCTTGGAAAAGTTCCGAGCCGCACGGGTTCACTTCCTGAAGGAGTACGTTGGGGCATGGTACGATTGCTCGTCGGGAACAGTAGGGTCGCGTCCCATTAACCTGATCCACAACGCCATTCGGGTGTTGCTCCCTAATCTCGTGATGAACTTCCCGAAGCACACTATCGAGACGCCGTACCTTGCGGTTCGGCAATACGCAAACTTGTTGGGACTCGCCCTGGACCAGCATGATCGGAAGATCAACATCCGGGACATATACCGTCGCTGCATTGTGGATGCTATGTTCACCCTCGGAATCTGCAAGACAGGACTCGCCCAGTCGGACAGCGTGTACGTCTTCGATGATGAGATGGGCCAGGACACCGTGGACAGCGGGACCGTGTACACCGAAGCCGTGGACTTTGACAACTTCGTAGTCGATCCGTCGAGTCGGGAGCATATGTTCCGGGACGCTACATTCATGGGCGACCGGATCACGCTTCCTCGTCAGATGCTGCTGGACAGCGGGCTCTACAACAACGATCTCATCGAGCGTCTGCCTCGTGCTGGTGGAAAGGTCCAGGAGGGTGCGGCCGAAGACCTAAGCATGAAGAACATCCAGAAGGATGCAAACTATGATCTCCAGGATGAGGTTACGGTCTATGAGATTTTTGTCCCAGCCGCGAACTCCATCGTCACTATTCCTGGTGACAAAGACGTAACCTTTGACGACTATCTCCGAGTCGCTGATTACTACGGGGTTAAAGAGGGGCCATATACGCTCCTCTCCTTCTCTCCTCCCGTTCCTGGAAACCCTCTACCTGTTCCGCAAGTCGGGATTTGGTATGACCTCCATGTTCTCGCAAATCGCATGGCCAAGAAAGTCGTGGAGCAAGCTGAACGGCAGAAGGATATCGTCACCTACAAGCGGGCCTCGGCAGACGACGCGGAGAGTTTGAAGGATGCCGGCGACGGGGAAGCCGTGGCTGTTGATGATCCCGATGGCGTCAAGACTATAAGCTTTGGAGGACAGCAGAACAGCAATGTGAACCATCTGGCGTCCCTGGAGCAGTGGTTCAACATGATGGCGTCTAACCCGAATCAGGTCGGGGGCCAGAACATCGAAGCCAAGTCCGCTACGGCTGCCAACATCCTTCAGGCGAATAGCGGCGTTGGCCTGGAAGACTGCAAGGACGCCTTGTACATCTTCGCCGCATCCGAGGCCCGCAAGCGGGCATGGTACTTCCACACTGATCCCCTGATGAACGTCCCGCTTACCCAGCGGCAGCTTCAGCCCGGCGGCATTCAGATTGGGCCGGCCGGAGTACCCTGGATGGCCCCACCTACGATGCAGGACGTTCAAGTTATCCTGACCCCTGAACAGAAGGCGGGGAACTACATAGACTTTGTGTTTACGATTGAGCCCGAGTCGATGGGGCGGGTGGACAGCAAGGTGCGTTTGCAACAGGAAATGTCCCTGTGTCAACAGGTGCTGCCGGCGGTAATGGCGGCGGCTCAAGTCGGTATGTCTATGGGTATGCCCCTCAACGCCCAGGCCCTATTGCTGCGGATGGCCCGCGACATGGGGATAATGTGGATGGACGAAGTTCTCTATGATCCCGCCTTCCAGCAGCAGATGGCAATGCAGATGCAGATGGGTATGGGGGCACAAGGACAGAACGGCCCCCAGAAGGGGCAGATACCCGGCCAGCCAAACCCTGGTCTGTTGAACGGTGTTTTGCAAAACGGGCAGCCGGGTCAGGTGCAGGCTCCGCCTCCTGGTCCGCAAGTGCAGCAGAATCAAGGGGCACAACAAGGGGCTCAGGAGTCGCAGAGATTCGTGGGCCGAGCTTTGAATAATGCTCTTAAAGTGACTCCTCCAGGCCCGCCAACTTTACCCTAACGGAGAATTTCAATGGCAGCAGAACAAGAAATGGCAGACAGTAGCGAGACACAGGACATCATGGACCCGGACCATCCCGATCACTACAAGGTGAAAGCGGACGCACAAACTCTTCAGGATCACGCGGATATCACCAGTGATCCTCCCCGGCACGCCGCTGCCCACCAGTTCCTTCAGAACCAGGTGAAGCAGGGACAGGTTGCTGTGAAGTCTTCAGCCAAGTCGATGCACGGCAAGGTGAAGAAAGGTCTGAAGGCTGCCTTCCCGGCCGGCGGCAAGACCCCATTTGAGAAGGCCGGTGCCAACAGTATATCCCAAGGCGATAAGGCAGAACAAGGAGACTGACCATGAGTAAGAATTGGATCGCGGGGGCAGTCAAGCATCCGGGTGCGTTGCACAAGCAACTCGGTGTTCCCCAGGGAAAGAAAATCCCCGCGAAGAAACTCGCCAGTGCCGCGAAGGCCGGCGGCAAACTCGGTGAGCGTGCGAGGATGGCCAAGACGTTGAAAGGGTTGAACCATGCCTTTCCGAAGTGAAGCACAACGCCGGTACATGCACGCCAACATGCCGAAGATGGCGGCGGAGTGGGAGAAGGAAACCCCCAACGACGCAGCCCTTCCCCGGTATGTCAAGGGCAGCCCAGCCGCGAAGAAGCGTGTAAACGTCTCGCGTGGACTTCGTAAGGCCTTTCCTAACCACTGAGAGGAGCAATACTTATATGCCGATTTACGAATATGTCTGCCGGGATTGCGGTCATGCCGACGACGAATTTCAGAAGATTGTCAGCGATCCTTTGGAGGTCTGTCCAGTGTGCGGGCACTCAAGTTATCAGAAGCAGGTGTCAGTGCCGCATAGCGACCTGATCGATTTTCACACCCCCATTCTGATGCACTCCATTGGGTGCGTAAGTACGGACCAGATACGGGATATGCAGAAAGCCGGCGTCGAGATAAGCGATGATCCCAACGACCCGGAGTATGGTATCCCGAAAGCAGTAAACCGCAAAATGAAGCTAACTGCTTTGAAGGTCGCGGGTTACGTCGAGCGGAAGTGACCATGTAAAAATGAACGGCTTGACAGCGTCCGATAATCATGGTAGAGTTACATCGTAGAGCAGGAGAGGAAACTTATGGCAGATGAAGTCGAAACGTCGGCAGCGGTTGAATCAGCCCCTACCCCGACCACATCCGATCCGGCGTCTTCAACGTCCGTTGAAGCCCCGAGATCAACTGAAACCGAACGAAGTGCTGTAGAGGCATCGGTCGGTTCCAAGTTTTCCAGCGTG